GCCTGCAGGCTTGACCAAAGTTGCAAATGCAGTTTGGGAAGAGTTGGGACCGAAACTTGTTGAAGTTGGTCTGCTTAGTGAAGTGGATGGGGCAGCATTTACATTGCTCTGCCGAAATATTTCTGACTATGAAGCAGTCTTGGCCAAGTTACAGAGCGTTGATGACTTCGTGGATGAGACACCGAATAAATTTAAGGTTCAATCCGTGTGGTTCACATTACGGAACCGACTGCATGATGACATTTTGCGACTGTCCAAAGAATTTGGTCTGACTCCAGCTTCTCGAAGTGGTATGCGTGGTGCTCAGACGGATAAGAGTCAGCAATTGGGTCTTGGGTTTGAAACGCCTGAACCAACGAAACCAGAGAGTGCATTTACAGTGCGTAGACGATCATGAGCGAAAGAAATTATTTAGAAATCATGCACCAGTACTGCAAAGACGTGCAAACAGGTGTACGAATTGCGGGAAAGTTTGAAAAATTAGCAGTAAAACGTTTTCTAAATGATTTAAAACGCCAAGAAAACGACCACGATTTTCCATATTCATTCAGTGAAGAGCGCATGAATCATGTGTGCTCATTCATTGAAAATTTGCATCACTGGAAAGGTGCCTTAGCGCGTAAGCATTTCATCTTAGATCCTTGGCAAGTGTTCGTAGTTGGTAACATTTTCGGCTGGGAAGATGAGGACGGTATCAGACGTTTTACTGATGCTTATGTCGAACTTTCCAAGAAAAACGGAAAATCAACCCTTGCTGCTGGCATTGGTTTATACATGTTATGCGGTGATGGTGAAGCGGGTGCTGAAGTTTATGCAGCAGCTGCCAATTATGACCAAGCAAAAATTGTGTGGCAGGATGCCAAGCAGATGGTACTGCTGAATGCTGAATTAAGAGCAACATTTGGTATTGAAACGACTCAGTATGAGATCCGTTCGACCACTGGCAACGATAACAGTATTTTCCGTCCGATTGCGACAGACAAAGAAGGCAGTAAGGATGGTAAAAACGTCCATTGTGCAATTCTTGACGAAATTCATGCGCATAAAGATTCTGAAACTTACGACATCATGGCAGATGGTGTCATTGCTCGTCGTGAGCCTTTAGTTTTGGGTATTACCACAGCAGGCAGTAATAAAATTGGGGTCTGTTGGCGTGAACGCTGCAAAGTTGTCGATATTTTGTATGGTAAAGATAATTTAGAGCGTTATTTCGGCATCATTTTTACCATTGATAAGAATGATGATTGGCGAAATCCTGCGGTTTGGCCAAAAGCTAATCCGAGTATGGGCGTAGCGTTTGATACAAATTACTTGCAAGGCAAATACAAGAAGATCAAAACCGCTGCTGAAGAAAGCCGATTTAGACAGAAAAGTTTGAATGAATGGGTGCAAGGTGCAGACAGTTGGATTGCTTCGAGTGAATGGGAGTTGATTGCAGATCCGAGCGTCACTGAAGATGATTTTAAAGGATGTATTTCGTTTGGTGGCTTAGACTTGGCAAGCAAAATGGACTTGGCAGGTTATGTGAAGTGGTATCCAAAACTGATTGATGGGCGTGTGCATTGGTATATTTTTGCGCATCAGTACATCAACTCCAATGTGGTAAATCAAAGACGTGCAATGGATGGTCAGAAACGTCCAGATGAATATTTGGATTGGGTGGAAAGCGGTCACTTGATTGAAACGCCTGGGAACGTCACTGACTTTTCACAGATTTATAAAGATGTGATCGAAAGTCATTTTCAGGCCAATATGTATGAAATTGGTTTTGACCCATGGAATGCAGCGCAATTCGGTCAGGATTTGATTGCTGATGGATTGGAGGCTATTGAGGTTCCTCAAAAGGTCAATCCTTTAAGTATTGCAATGCGCTGGATTGAAGAATTGATTCGTGATGGTCGGATTCATCATGACGGCAATCCTGTCTTGCAATGGTGTGTTTGCAACATTGAAGTCAAAGAAGATAACAACAGCAACATTTTCCCACGTAAGCCTGACAAGGCACGAAAAATTGACGCAGGTGTGGCAGCGATTATCGGTGGTACACGGGCAATGCTTTGGGATAAGTTGGACGTTTTTGACTTGGTACCCGGTGCAGAAGATGGAAACATTGATGACTGGTTGAATGACATGATTAAGGTAGCGAAGCGATGAGTAAAAAGCGCGATAAAGTGAAAATTCGTGATAAAACAAATCGCGATAAGCTGAAAGTTCGCGGAACGGGTCCAAAGCAAGATAAAAAGGGGACGATATTACATGATCGTCCCCTTTCTACTTTGAGAACGGCTAAGCCTGTCAACTTTGATAGTGCGATGACGCTCAGTGCTGTTTTTGCCTGCGTTAAGATTCTTGTTGAGTCAGTGGCCACGTTGCCTTTGCAAATGTTCAAGATCAATAAGGATGGAACGCGAACACAAATTAAAGATCATGATTCGGTTGCTGAACAACAAGCCGAACCGTTATCAGACTCGTGTTGAGTTTTTTGAACAGCTGATGCTGAATCTTGTCGCAGGCAATAGCTTTGGCAAACGTGATTACATCGGCAAAAAGCTCACCAGTATTCAAATTATTAACTCTGGATCAGTAGATCTGAAGTTAGACGATAAAGGCAATCCAATTTATCAGTGTCAAATCAATGGTCAGAAAGTCGAATATTCTGAAAAGGACATTTGGCATGTCAAACTTTTTGGCACAGGATTGATGGGGATGTCACCCATTGCTTATGGTGCGCAATCCATCGGCATTGGCCTTGCTGGAAATGATAAAACATCTCGATTGATGTCCAATGGTGCCAAGCCAACAGGGGCATTGAAAACGGAAAAATATCTGAAAAAAGAACAGCGTGATGTTTTACGTGGTGAATTGGATATTTTGATCAATGGTGATGATGGTGATTTGGCAGTACTTGAAGGTGGGATGCAGTTTGAACAAATTAGCCTTACGCCTGAAGATCTTGAATTGATTGAAATTCGAAAAATGTCAGTTGAAGAAGCTTGCCGATACTTTGGTGTACCACCAATCCTGGTGTACTTGACTGAGGGTGCGACAGCATGGGGCAGTGGTATTGAGCAAATTATCGATGGATTTTACAAATTTGGTTTACGCCCATATTTGGAACGTATCGAAGAAAGTATCCGTATTCATTTGCTTCCGCGTGAAGATTGGGATGATTACGAATTTGAGTTCAAGACCAAAGATTTGTTGAGAGCGTCTTATCTGCAACGAATTGCCTCGAATAAAGATCGAATTCTTAGCGGTCAGGCATCGCCTAACGAGATCCGTCGTGAAGAGGGTGATGCACCCGATGCAAATGGTGATTTCTTATTGGTTCCAGTGAATATGACCACTGCTGAACGTATGAAAAAAGGTACTTATGGAGCGAAAGCTGATGAAAAATAAACTGCATGTGCGGAATAAGTTTTCGCCAAACATGCCAAAGGTGCATTGCCGTCGAATGCCTGTCGTTGCGGATAACTTACGATTTATCAACAAGGACGAAAAAACTGGTATCGTGAAGATTAGCGGTTATGCGGTGAAATGGGATTCAATCAATTACCACGGTGAAAAATTCATTCGTGGTGCATTTGCTGAAGTTTGTGCTGCATTTGCTGCTGGAACCAAGAAAATTCATGCGTATTACAATCATGGTTGGCGACTTTGGTATGTCGATGCACAGCTGGCCATGCGTATTGGTAAATATACAGTCTTGAAAGAAGATGAAATCGGTCTTTATGTTGAACTGGAATTTACCCCAGGCTTGGCCATTGCACGTGATGTTGCAGCCATGGTCCAACATGGCACAGTGGATGGATTCTCAATTGCATTTTATCCAGTTGGTGACTTGGACTACGACGATAAGGGCACTCATGTTGAGATCCGTCGAGCTGATATGTACGAAATCAGTGTTGTGGATGAGCCATCAGATGATGCAGCGCGTGTGATCAATGATCAGACCATTGAAGCAATTGAATCAGAAGATGATGCTGAAGAACTTTTGCGTTCACTTGGTTTGTCTGGGGATTACTCGAAAAAATTGATTGCACGTTTAACCGATGTGCATAAGCCAAAAGAAAATCCACCGCCAAAAACGGAACCAGATCCTTTGGCATTCTTGGATCAAATAGCTTAATTTTTGTTTTAAATCCTGACCCGCCTAAAGCGGGTTTTTCATTTTCTATGCATGGAAAAAAATATGAAAGCACTTTCAAAAACTGCGGTTGCTTTAGCAATGGGCGCAATGGAAACTCAAACAGCTCAGCCACTTTCTCCATTTATGGGTTTGAATGCCCGTGATCGTCAGACGGCTGAAGACTATAACCAGGCATGTGCTGATCTTAAAACACGCATGGCCAATTTGGATGGATTGATCAAACGTTACAATGAGGCTTTAGGCCGTCTTGAGGGTGTGCCTGAAGATCTTAAAACTGAATTAGAAGCACGTGCTAAAGAAAACAAAAAATTGGCAAGTGAAATTGAAGACCTGCAGCAAAAGCTGATTGATGGTGTTCAACAGCGTGGTGCAGATCCTGACACTGTTGCATCTTTATTGATTCGAAATAAAGAAGTTGCAGATCAAGCCAATGCCATTTGTCGTGCTCGCGGTAAATTTGGTTTGGATGGCGTTCAGGCACGTAACATCGTGACCTTGGCAGGAATGGGTGCGACAGCATCGTTGGCTCAAAATGATTTGAGCCGTACTGTGGAACGTCCATTGACCATTTTGGACTGGATTAGCTTCACACCAATTACAGCTGAACTGGTGCCGTTACTGCAAGAATCTGCGTATGACATCATGGCTGAAATCGTGCCTGAAGGTGAAGAAAAGCCTGAATCAGATTTAACCTTTGAAGTTGTTGATCTTAAAGCGGGTACCGTGGCGCACTGGATCAATATTTCGTTGCAAACGATGGCAGATATGCCGACATTGGCATCATATATTGAAGGTCGTTTGGCGTATGGTGTACGCCTTAAACTTGAAGCCTATATTGTTGCTGGTGATGGTGTTTCAGGTGGTACTGCTAAATCATTCAGTGGCTTACTTGAAGCGGGTAACCATGAAACAGTAACTGCAGAAGCAGGTGACACAGCAGTTGATGTGATCAGCCGTGCAAAATATAAAGCAGGTTCAACTGGCTTACTGCCTGAAGCTGTGATTTTGAATCCTGAAGATTGGGGCAAAATCGAGCGTCTGAAAGGTGATGATGGTCATTACATTTTTGGTTCACCTGGTGCAGCAGTTCAGCCTGTTCTTTGGGGCTTACCAGTGGTGCTTTCAGCAGCAATGACATTGGGTAAATATTGGGTCGGCAATATTTCACTGGGTATTGCTGGCTTTATTCGTGAAGATGTCGCAGTTGAGCTATCAACTGAAGATAAAGACAACTTCCGTAAAAACTTAGGTACCTTGCGTGCAGAAATGCGTGCATGTTGTGGCGTTCAAATTCCTGATGCATGTGTTGCAGGTGACTTGCCTGTGCCTCCTGTTGGTCCTTAATTGGTACCCAAAAAAAGCACCCTTCGGGGTGTTTTTTTTAACTCTTTTCGTGTCGCAAAAAAAGGCTATTTTTATGAGTAATTTAATTAACTCCACCATTGTCAAAAAGCAACTACGTGTCTTGCATAGTCGTGACGATGATTACATTGGATTACTCACCAAAGCAGCTTTAAAACATATTCAAAATTTCTTAGATCGACCACTTGAGGAAGTGACGGTTAATGGTGAATTACATGAAGATTTAACCATTGCAGCTTTGTTGATTATCACCGATATGTATGAAAACCGTGCAGCTCAAACTGAGGTGAATCTCTATGTGAACAATGCTGTTGAAAATTACATGCTGCCTTATCGAAAAATGGGTGTGTGATGTTGGGTAAGTTAAAAGAATGGTTTCAGTCATCCCCTGTATGCAAGTGTAGGTCCTGCGCTTTAGTTCGTGCAGGGTGGGGTTATGCACCATGTCGTGAAAGACCTAAGTCGGACAAATTCAGTCCACCAAAAAAGCCATAGGTGATTTATGCAAACAGGAAGCTTAAACCAATACATTGAAGTCCAAAGACAACAACCCGTTTTAAAAACCGATGGTAGTGGTGACCGTGAAAAAGTATGGACCACTATCTTTTCTATTTATGGCCGTATTGTAGATGCTTCAGTTCGCGATTTTATTTCTGCACGTAAAGAACAAAAGGTTATAGCAACTCGCGTTGTGTTACGTCAGGATGATATTGAGCCGAATACCGACTGGACCAAGTGTCGTTTGCTTTGTGATGGGTTGTATTACCGCATTATTGCACCACTACGGGATAATAAAACTGGGCGTGAATATATTACTTTGGCATGTGAATTAGGGGCATATACATGGCAGGATTTGTAATTGAGGGTTTAGAAGATGCCCTTAGAAAAATGGATGAAATGACCAAAAATGTAGCCAAAAAACATGTAAAAAAAGCACTTCGAGCAGCTGCAAAGCCCGTTTTACAATCTGCCAAGGACAATGCAAAGAATATTGATGACCCAGATACTGCAGCTAATATTGCAAAAAATTTAGTCATCCGTCCAGGTAAAACCAGTGATAAAAATTCAGCCAAAGTTCGTATTGGTGTTAAAGGAGGTGGTCAGTTTTGGCGCAGTAATAAAAATGTGCAACGTAAAGGCAAGCCACGAGAGGCAAATCCACATTACACACCATTACCTAACGATACTCGCCATTTTTGGTTGGTTGAGTTTGGTACAGCTAAAACCAGAGCACAGCCCTATATGCGCCCAGCATTGGAATCTAATATTCAAAATGCGACAGATGCCTTTGCTGAAAAGTTACAAGCTGATTTGATGCGGGATATTAATTAATGCTTATTATCCCACTTTATGACCTTTGTGCAGCAGATACGGAATTGTCTGTATTGCTTTCTGATGGTGTTGGCTTAAAAGTAGGTGAGTTTGATGCTATCAACATGAATGATGCGCCTTATGTATGTTGGCAAATTATCAGTGCAGATCCAGAGCAGTATTTATCTGGGGTGTCAGATATGGATGCGCTATATGTGCAAATTGATATTTATGCCACAGATAAAGGTGCTACACGGAAAATTGCCAAGTTAGTGCGCAAAGTTATTGAAGAAAATTGTTCTATTGAGGATTTTACTGGCTGCGAGTTGGAGCCAGAAGTCAATTTGTACCGTATTCGGATTGAAAGCCGATGGTTAGAAGAACCTTAACTAAATGAAAGCCACCAAATAGGTGGTTTTTTTATGGAGAAAATTATGGCACGACGTACACAGGGTACCGACATCTGGGTAGTTGATGAATCTAAATCCACACCAGGCGAATTTGAACTGGTAAAAGTTGTAGGGGCTTTGAATTTTAAGCCTGGTACTGATTCAAAGGAACGTATCGAAGTAACACCTTTGGATGAAGAAGAAAGTAAGAAATACATGGAAGGAGGTGGCTTAAAAGATACCGGCCAAGCAACTTTTGAGTTAAATGCAGATCCGAAAGAGGCTTCACATGGTCGTTTATACGATTTAGAAGTTTCAGGCAAGGAGCGTACTTTTATTGTGGGGTGGGCAGGTAAAAATAAAGGTGAGGCAAAAAGTATTGTACCAACAGTGGAAGCTGTAACAGGTGCAGTGACCTTACCTGTTGGTCGTAGTTGGAATAAATTCACGGGTTATATCGATTCTTTCCCGATGGATATTGATGCCAATACCGTAGTGAAAACTACAGTCACTATTCAGCGTAGCACCAAAGTTGAATGGATTCGTGAAACTATTTAAACCCTAGCCCCGAAAGGGGCTAATTTTTTGGATTAAACCATGAAAAAAAAATTGAGCTTAGCCGATATTAAAGCAGGCATTTTAATAGATACACCCGAAAAGATAACCGTAGAAATTATGGTGAGCGGTGAGCTTTGCGAATTTGAAACCCATATTAAAATTATGGACTATTCAACTGCCATCGCTCAGATGCAAGCCAATCAGGAAAATAAGGAAGCATTGGCCAGTATTCTAGCGGATTGTATTGTAGATGAAAAAGGTGAACCTGAATTTACCGAAACTGAAATTCGTAAGCACTTTAGCAAGCCATTGATTGATGCAGTTTGGGCAGAAATTTTGAAGAAGAACTTCTTGGGAAAGGCTACAGCGAAGCCGAATTTGAACGAGAAGAATTCTGGGCAGAGCTTGTCCTCAACGGCATTGGAGGCAGAACCATTGCCGAAGCCAAGCAAAGCCTTAGTCACAGAGAATACATCTACTGGTGGCAATACAGAAAGCGCAGAGGAAGCTTAAACTTTGGACTGAGGTTTGAAGAAGTCTTGGCAGGATTGAAATTTATGTATGCCAAGGCAGAAGGCTTTCAGGTTGAAGATGAATATGACTTTTTACCGCACCATGATGCGCCTGAAATTAGTTTTGAAGAGGCAATGCAGCAGTATAGTGGGGAATAGATGTGTAAAAACGGTTCAAACAATCATATTTAATTGCTTTTAGGGCAGTTAAATTACCTTTTTAGGCATTGCACCTTGTGGCGGTTTTGGATTAATCTAAAAAAGCACTGGCAAAATCCAGTGTTTGGATTAGCGTCCAATAAATTTCAAAGAGAGCAATGCCGCTCATGCGGTTTTATTTTGCCTAAAGCTTTTTACATCCTGTAGAAAGTGTCCTGTTACGGCAGGTTAGGTGGGAGCATCGAAAGATGCGCCAGTTCTCTTTGCTGGTAACGCTAATCCTGCTTAATCTGCCACCATAATTTATTAGCGTGAATTTGGTGGTCATTCTTTTCAAAGAGGATTCACCATGAATGCTAAATCAAAAATCGTAAAATTTAATAATCAACACATCCCTGTCTATTTTGTCGGGGATAAGCCTTTTGTTGCCATGAAGCCAATTTGTGAAAATATTGGTTTAGATTGGGATGGGCAACGACAACGAATTAAACGAAATCATGTGCTTAATTCAACTGCCTGTATGATAAAGGTAGTTGCACAAGACAATAAAGATCGTGAAGTTTTAGCTCTGCCATTTAGTATGTTAAATGGCTGGTTATTGGGCGTTGATGCCAACAAAGTTAAGCCTGAAATTAAAGACACTTTGGTCAAGTACCAACTGGAATGTTATGACGTGCTGTATCAGCATTTTATGCCAAAACCACGTAAGCCTGTGGACTTGTCAGCATATGTCCGTAAAGATGCACATGAAGCATTGGCACTGAAATACCACTGCATGTTTCGTCAATATGATGACATGATTGATGACTTACGTGATCAAGTTAGCCGTATGGAAAATAAGTGCAGACGTTATAATTTTAAAATGCATGTGACTGCAATCCCAATAGATGTGGCAGCAAAGCAATTTCATACGACTGAATCACATCTCAAACGATTGTTGGTGCAAGAAGGTATTTTGGAAGAGCGCGACCCGTATATTGAAATTAATAAAAAATATAACATACTTGACATTAGCTTGTATAGCTTTTAATGCTTGTACAGATGAAGAAATATATAAATCATCAGAGATTGTAGAGGGAGTTCCCGTAGAGGTCGGATTTAAATTCACTATACCTTCCATGCAGAAAGTCAGTACTCGCGGATTAAGCGAT